GGGACAAGCCGGTGCTGGACAGACAGGCATTTTGTCTGCGGGACAACAAGCGGCACAGGCGGCACAAGGTGCGATACCTGAATTACAGCAAGCAGCTCAAAGAGCCTCTCTTGAGGCTACGTTAGGTCGTGGAGGCCTCACGGACCTTGCATCACGTGCCCAGCAAATTGGTGGCATGGCCCGAACAGATCTTTCACAGGCTGTGCGAGACGCTTCTGGACAAATTGGTGCGGGCCAAGCTGGTTTGGCGGGCGCTTTAGGCACAGCGCGAGATGTTGCGGCTCAAGGGGCCGCAGGCTTTGGTGCTTTGGGACAAGATGCTTTGCAACAAGCTCGTCAAGCTCAAAGAGGGCTTCGAGGCAGTGCCGCTCAATTTGATCCCGGCAGTCAAGTGGGTGCTTTTTTCAATCCTTTTGAACAAGCGGCTGTACAGCAAGCTTTACAAGATATCCGACGTGAAGGTGATATTGCCGGTCAAGGTTTACGTGCACAGGCCGTAGGTCGTGGTGCCTTTGGTGGATCACGTCAAGCGGTTGCAGAGCAAGAGCTTCAACGAAATGTGTTGGAGCAACAGGCGCGGACAGCGGCTCAAATGCGACAAGCAGGTTTCGGTCAAGCGGCCCAACAAGCGCAAGCGGCCTTTGAAGCGGCTCGTAGACGACAACAGCAAGGTGCTCAACTTGCAGGTCAGTTAGGTCAGCAAGGCATTGCATCCGCTCTTCAAGCACAACAACAGGCGGCTGGTTTAGGCATGGATGTAGCTGGTCGTGAGCAACAAGCGGCGTTACAAGCGGCTGGCTTAGGACTTCAAGGGTCTCAACTTCGTGCATCTGCCGCACAACAAGCGGCGCAAGCGGGTCTTGCAGGAACTCAACAGGCCGCACGTGCTCAGGAGCAGGCCGCACGATTAGGTTTACAAGCCGCCGGTCTTGGCGCACAAACCGCACAACAAGCGGGCGTATTAGGGCTGACAGCGGCACAACAGCAACAACAGGCGGCACAACGAGCGGCACAACTAGGTATTGGTGCGGCACAACAGGCCGGAGTGTTTGATTTGACAGCGGCACAGCAGGCGCAACAAGCGGCACAGCAGGCGGGTGCACTTGGACTACGGGCCGGCCAGCTAGGCTTGTCTGCTGAACAGCAACGTGCTCAAACAGCCTTATCGGCGGCGCAAGCTCAACGTCAAGCGGCACAACAAGGCGGTATTCTTGGTTTACAAGGTGCTCAGTTGGGTCTTGCGGCAGAGCAACAAGCGTTACAGGCAGGAATGCGAGCGGCGCAACAACGTCAAGCCGCAGAGCAACAAGCCGCACAATTTGGTTTAACTGCCGCGCAACAAGCCGGTCAGTTTGGTTTAACTGCCGCGCAACGCGCACAGCAGGCCGGTCAACAGGCGGGGGCCTTGGGCTTACAAGGGACACAACTTGGGTTGTCGGCTCAACAACGAGGCCTACAAGCGGGTATGTCTGCCGCACAGCAACAACAAGCCGCCGCACAGCAAGCAGGTCAAATGGGCCTTTCTGCCGCACAGCAAGCAGGCCAATTTGGGTTACGTGGTGCACAGGCACAACAAGCCGCCGCGCAACAAGCCGCCGCACTTGGTCTACAAGCGCGTGGTCTAGAGGCACAAACAGGTCAACAAGCCGGAACACTTGGTTTGCAAAGCGCCGCACAGCAAGCGGCTACGGCACAACAGTTAGGTCGTTTAGGCCTTGCTGGAGCACAGCAAGCGGGTCAGATGGGCTTACAAGGTGCTCAGTTAGGTATGCAAGGTGCCCAGTTAGGTCGTCAAGCCGCTCAGGATCTTAGCAACCTTGGGCTACAGTTTGGACAGCTTGGTCAGCAGGATGTAAACCAGATGATTGCACTGGGTCAGGCTAGTGGTCAGTTTGGACAGCAGTTCGGACAGTTGGCTGGACAAGGCGCAAGAACAGGACAGCAACTAGCTTCCATAGGTCAACAACAAGCCCAATTGGGTCAGTTAGGTCAACAACTACAGGGTACTGACATACAACGGCTCACGGCACTTGGTGGTCAGGAGCAAGTCTTGCAACAAGCTATTTTGGATGCTCAACGGCAAAGTAACTTGCAACGACAACAGTTCCCATACCAACAATATTCGTTTTTGAGTGACATTTATCGTGGCACACCTTCTTCTCAATCCGTTACAACCATGACACAAAGTCCAGATCCTAGTGTTGCACAACAAATTGCTGGGTTAGGTATTGCAGGATTAAGTGCCGCAAAAGGCGTACAGGGGCTATTTTAATGAACACCTTAGACAGACCATTATTTAGGCAGATGGGCGGTCCAGCGCAGATGATGCCTGACGAGACCATGATGGCCGTTGATCAGGCAGAAGCGGCAGGTGCCCAAATTGGTCAACAATATCTTGAAGGCACCATGCAGTCTCTTGACCAAGCAGAGTCACCCAAAGAGGTCATTGACGCCATTCGAGGCAACGAGCAACCGCTAGAGGCACGTTACCAAGAGCTTGCCGGGTTTGTAGGTGAGGCAGATGCACGTCAGACGCCTGAAACAGTCCTTGCACTTGTACAGCCCACCATCATGATGACTGAAGAAGGCGCAATGGGCACGGGCATTGCACAATTGATGCAACAAATGGTTGGTGACGTTGACATGGGCGGCACTGATATGGGTCAAGGCGTAGGTAGTTTGATGATGGCAGGGGCTTCGGAGGCTCCTGCTCCACAAAATTTTAACCAAGGCGGGGCCGTTGCTCACTTAGCTAAAGGATCTGACGATTCAGGCACGGTTCCCGCTGGTATAGCTGGTATAAACACCATCATGGAAACGTTTGGTAGCCTAGCCAAACCACCTAGCGCAGAGACCGTTGCGGGTTACTATGAATCCTTGTTACCCATGTACCAAAAAATATTGGGTGACGATGAGGAGGCACGGCAAGCTAGACGCGCCGATACCTTTTTTGATATTGCACAAGCGGGTTTGAATTTAGCGGCAGGCGTTGATCCTAGAAGTGGTCAAAGTGTTGCGGGTCAACCTTTTGCATCTCAGCTTGCGGCGGCGGCATCTCAGCTACCTGCACAAATTAGTGCACGGGAGGCGGAGCGTCGTGCGACAGATCGAGCGCTTAAAGCTACGGCCTTAGAAACAGCTATGAAACAAGCGCAAGGGGCGCAAGACTTCAAACAGACCATTGGTGCGACTCTGGCAAAGGATCTTTTAGATCCAACGTCTTTTCAGTCTGAGGCAAAGCTTTTAACGATGCCGGAAGGTGGAGTAAAGGCTTTTAATATTGATACTCAAGCCGGGTTTTCTGATTACCAAAAAGCGCTAGATGATGGTGCTATGCCGTATGAAAAGCCAACGGCGGACAGTGGTAAGGCTAACTTCAGAGTTTTGACTAACCTTGAAACCAACACACGTGAGTTTGTTGATATAAACACACCAGAAGGTCAAGAGGCTGTTAATAAGGCGTCTACCGCTAATGCGGCGTCCACGACCGGTGATGTATTTAGCATTAATACAATCGCCACGGACCCCGGTGCAAAAACTGCACAAGCTTACCTAATTAACGGTGATAATTACTTAAGCTTCGATGGTGGTCGTACGTATCAAGATGATGATGGTAATACGGTGCCCATGCCTGCGGGTGCCGCTCCATTAAGTGACACCATTACATATCAAGTCATTACTACGCTGAACAAGCGTAAGAAAGCGGCTATGGAACTTCGTGAAGCTTTAGGTGTCGCACCAGATGCTACTGAAGAAGAGTTTAATACTGCTGTAATTTCAAACAACGCTAAGGGCGGATCACGTAATGATGACGGTACGGTTAATGCGGTAGCGTTAACCGCACAGGAGCAAGCTGATTTAAATTCACTGCTGAACATAACCACAGAAGATGCTATGCAAGCGGCATTAGAAGGAACCGGTCCTTTCGCGGCGTTTTCTGCTTTTGTAACAAATACGCTAGGCGGCTTTGGCATACCCTTCACAAGCGATTTAGAAACACAATCCGCACGACAAGCTTTGCGTGGAATACGTGTGTTAGGGCGTTCTGCACTTGTTGTAAACCCACGATTCCCTGTTGCTGAAATGGAAAATGTAGCGGAATTGTTCCCGGACCCAGATGCTATTTTAAGAGATCCTGAATCAGAGGCTAACAAGCTAATCGAACTGAAACGTCTTGCAAAAGGTCAGTTGTATCGCAACCTTTCTGAAATGGCTGGTGGCGTTTCATCCGATCTAATTCCAGACATTGAAGCTAACAACCGTGAGCTACGTCGCCTGTTGTCACTTTTGCAAACAGTTCCGGATCAATATAGCACCAGTGCTAATCAAGAAGGCGTAGTTAATGCCTTACGCGGTGCCTTAAGGAAAAACTAATGGTAGATGATGACGATGACATCTTGTCAGGTCCTACGCCCATTACTTTGTCGCAAGACGAATTAGATGCTTTTGTAAGGGAATTGGGCGGGTCAAACAAGGCTATACCTGTTTTAGCTCAGGAGATTGCGGCGGCTTTGGAAGAAGAGCAACCGGAGTATTTTACGGGCGGTTATGCTCGCCTGCGTAACGGAACCGCTACTGTTTTCGAATTAACGGAAGGTACTGCTGAACTCACGCCAGATCAACGGGCACTTAGTGACGTAGATATTATCCGATCGTTTCTTGTAAACCCTGATGGCAAACCTATTCGAGAAGGATCTTTTGGAGAAGGGTTTAAAAAAGAAACGCCACGTCAGGTAGGTGCTTTTGGTGGGGCTGTTGCTGGGGCAAAATTAGGTACCGCAATGACCGCAGGCGTACCACCCGTTACTCCACCCACTATTGCGCTTAAATTTGGCGTGCCTATTGTGACTACTTTGGTTGGGGCTATTGGCGGTCAGGGTGCTGTAGATTATTTTCAAGAAAAGTTAATGGGCGAAGAAGACCTTATTCTTCCCGGTACTGCGGCTGACGAGGAAATGGGTAAAACTGCGGCGACCGTTGCAGGTTTTTTTGCTACGCCTTGGGCGATTTCCAAAAATGTAAATTTCGGGGCCGCGCAGTATTTAGACAATCTAGCGAAGATGAACGACGAGGTTGTGCCTTTAGCCTCTAAAGCTTATCGCGGTGACCAAGCGGCGATGCAGGCCATTACTTCACCTGCAATGCAGGAGGCTTTACGAACCGGTGGTCAAGGTACTCGTAAACTTCGTTTTATTCGTGGCTCTGAAAGAATGCTGTCTAAAACAGCCGAAGAAGCTCGAAAAAACCCACTACTTACCGCTACAGCGGAAGCAGGATTTGGTGCAGGCGCTACAGTAGGTGCGGGATTTGCTGAAGAAAAATATGAAGGTGAGACCATACCACGACTTGTTTCAGAAACAGTCGGTGGTATTGCTCCCGGTTTAGTACTTCCCTCAGTAGTTCGGGGTGGCATATCCCTTTTTAAAAATTACGATCAGATCGGTCCTTTTTTCAGAGATGTGAAAAGACGGTTTGATCAAGGTGGCATACGCGCTGTTGTGTCAGGTGTTAAAGAAAAACGATTGCAAAAGGCCACAGATCGTCTTCGCTTGTTGTTAGAGGGCAGTGGCGAAGATGTTGACTTCATCATTGAGCAACTAGAGGCCACGGGCCGCGCTTTACGTGATGAAGCCGGTAATCCTATCGAGTTAACAGCCGGTGCAAAAGCCGGAAGTCCCACGTTGCTGGCTATTGAAAAATACCTTGAAAATATCGCACCTCGTTTAGGTGCGGATCGTGCGGCGGCGGCAGAATCCGCCATTGAGTCTATTCGAGCACAAGTTTTATTGATGTCTCAGTCGGGCGATCGAGAGGCTCTTGAAGCTTCTGCTCAAACACTTAATGACTTATTTAACGCAGGTTTGACCGAACGGCTTTCTACTCGAACAGAAAACCTTTTAGAGGCTTACCGTCGAGTGGGTGGCGAAGATGAGCGATCAAATGCAGAGCTTGGTCAGGCTTTGTATGACATTGCGTCAGCAGAGTTAAGAAAAGCACGTGATCAAGAAACACAGCTTTGGGAGGCCATTCCTGAGTATACCATTGACATGTTTGGCGCAGAGCGTCCGGCCTTTATAGATGTATGGTCACGACTTCCTAGCACGCCAGAAAAACAGGAACTAATAATCGCGGACCTCGCGCCTTTAAACAAATTCGTAAACCGTAAAGCAGAAGAGTCGCAAGGCTTTGAGACTATGATGGGTGCGACACTGTCTTCTACAGAATTGGTAGACATGCGCAGTGTAGCGACAGAACTCGCTCGTACCTTACGGTCACAAGGTAAAAACAACTCTGCTCGAATAGCTGGAGAGTTTGCAGAAGCCATACTGGAGGATCTACAACGTATTCCAGATGAGTCCATCTCTCAGGCATACACTGCGGCAAGAGAGTTTTCTAAAGCTTTGAACGATGTCTACACTAGAGCTTTTACCGGGGATGTTCTTGCTACGCAACGAACGGGTGCTGAACGGATTCCCGTAGAAACATTGATGGACCGTCTACTTCGAGGCGGGGCAGACCCCACTTTGATGCGTATTCGCGACCTACAAAAGGTAGCTCAATTTGCGGCAGATGAGGGGCTAGAAGGCGCTGAACAAACGATGGCTAACATCGATACGGTGTATGAAGCCATGCTTCGTAGTGCACGGGCCAAGGCCCTTGACCCTACTGCGACAGGAAAGATAAACGAAAAAGCTTTGTACGACTGGATAAGAGACCATTCAGAGTTACTCGACATGTTCCCTGCGCTTCGTAGCGATTTGGAAAATTTAAACACAGCGCAAGTTTTGTTGAACCGTACTGCAACTTACAACAAGCAAAAAGAAGCTAAAATTCGTCGCCAAGTAAACTTTCAAAACTTGTTAGGCGAGAACGCCGAAAGCCCCGTCTTTGCCGTATCTCAAGCTTTGTCTGCGGGTAATCGAGCGCCACTTAAATCGTTAGATAATTTGACCCGTGTAGCTATGCGAGCGCCGGAAGCAGAGCAATCCGGTGCAAAAAAGGCGTTGCAAGGTGCAATTTTAGAATGGGTAATGACTAAAGGTGGTTCGACTGGCACACGATTTAGTCCATCCGCCATGTGGGAAAGTCTTACCGACCCTATTCGAGGCACAGGTACAGATGGCGTAAGTCTGCTTGACTATATGAAAAACAAAGGCTTGATGTCCGATGTAGAGGCTAAAAATTTAGATTCTATGCTTCGCGAAATGATCAAATACGAAGCAGGTCTTAACGCGGGTACGATCGATCAGTTAGCCGAAAACTCAGGCCCTGTATTTGACCTTTTCTTACGTATCTCTGGTGCCAAGCTAGGTACGATGGGTTCAGATATATTGGGTGGTGGAAACCAGTCGCTGGTTGCCGCAGGTGCTGGTTCTAAAGCCATGCGCGAGGTATTCGCCAACATACCTTTGGCTCTGCAAATGGATGTAATGCTGGACTTAATTCGAGATCCAAAACTGTTGGCTATGTATCTTAAGAAGCCTGCTTCTGAAAAAGAAAAGCTCAACTTAGTTAATCGGGTGACTGATTATTTCAAGAAAAAAGGTTTGGATGTCACTCGTCGCGGCGGTGCGGCCACGGCTCGGGAACTTGAAGAAGACATAGAGCAGGCTGTAACAGCACCCGTTATTGAAGAAGAACCTGTACCGGCTCCTCCACCGCCGACACGCGAGCCTTTGGTCCAGCTACCACCGTTGCCACAGATACAAGGGGCACCACAACAAGCTCGACCCAACCCTCAACAGCGCATGCAATACGCCGCGTTATTTCCAGAGGACGAGGCTTCTCAGATGATTCGCGGGGGTATTGGTAGCTTAGGCTAACCACCCCGCAACATCTTCTCGCAAAACAGTGCCTGCAAGATTAATTTTGTCACGTAGCGCCTGTAAGATCTTTTCATCAATGGTGTCAGGGCACACAAAATCAATATAGGTCACGCTCTTCTGCTGGCCTATTCGGTGTGCACGATCCTCTGACTGAAGCCTAATCTCAAGGTCATAGCTGTTGCTGAAATAAACAACGGTGTTGGCTTCTGTAAGTGTGATGCCATAACCCCCTGTTCGGGGTTGTCCCACGAAGAAACGTAAATTGGAGGAAGGGTTTTGAAAACGCTCTACGATATCCTGTCGATCATCTTGGTCGGTTTCGCCATAGTAGGATGCTACGCTGTCGTTGCCGTACCGCTTGCGTAGCGCGTCCTCTATGCGGCGTATGTCGTAGGACCACGTTGCCCAGATAATGACTTTGCCTTGAGTCTCTTCAGCCACGTTAAGCAACTCTTCAATGCGACTATTTTTGATTTCTTGTATGTCACCCTCGTCTGGTTGAAGAAAGCCACAGCATATTTGTTGTAGGCGCATGATCTGCGTCAAGACAGACTGCGTTGTAGACAATTCTCCACGCTCCAACATCGCTAAAGCAAACTCTTGCATCTGCACGTACACTTTTCTTTGCTCTGTGCTTAGTGGGATCTCTCGTCTCGTATAGACTTTGTCTGGCAAATCAAGGCAGTCCTGCTTCAAAACACGCAGACTAAACTCATTCAACTTGTCGCCAAGTTCGTCTAGGCGTTGATATCCCGTGATCTCTTGAAAGCTATGTGCCCCTAACGTCCGACGACGGACCACGGCATACCGCGATTGAAAGCTGTAGTAGCTGGCGAAACCCAAAGCCCTATCATCAAGAAACGCACACTGCGTGTACAAATCCATTGGTGATTTCGATATGGGCGAGCCTGTCAAGATGCGGCGATACATCGCCTCCTTACCTACTTTTACAAGATTTTTGGTGCGAACGGCCCCTTTGTTTTTGATCGTAGTACTCTCATCAACAACCATAAAACTACGAGGGTTGTTGCGCAGGTACTTCATCGCCACGTTTGTACCCTTGTCCGTGCTGAAGGCCTCAGTGTTCATGACTAACACGTTCAAATGTTCTGGCTCACGCTCTGCAGGCACAGCGATTTTACGTAACTGGTCTTTGAACTTATTGGTAAAGTTGGGTTGCCAACGGACCACGGACCTTGCGATACGGTCTGGTAAATGGCGTGGGATCTCTTGTTTCACCCAGTTGTCGAAAACGCCCTTTGGTGCCACCACCAATACGGTATCTATCTCGCCTTCTTCGAACAAAGCGCCAATTGTGTCAATTGTGACTTTGCTTTTACCCGTACCCATCTCCATAAAAAGCGCGTAATATCTACGTTGCCATGAGTGATCAAACGCTTCTCGCTGGTGTTCATACGGCTCTGTCTTAAACTCAAACATTTTTTTCTCCCACGCTTGATATAAGAATATATCCTATGATATGTTCTCTTTCCAGCCCAAAAACAACGGGCCTAACCACGAAAGGAGAAAGAGATGAGCGATGTGCTCTTGGATTTCATGGAAGCTGACACTCAGTCCGGGGCTTCCAACGTCGAAAAGGTATCCGACGGCGGACTGCAATCAGTTGCGGATCTCGCGCGTGCTGTCAGAGACAAAGAGGCGTTGATCGCCGAACTTGAAGGCAAGCTCAAAGAACAGAAACGTGAACTGTTAAAACTCACCGATGAAGACCTACCAGCGCTTCTGCTTGAATTTGGCATCACCAAATTTGAGTTGGAGGACGGATCGAAACTTGAAGTCCGACCCACCTATGGCGCACACATCAAAGCCGAAAACAAACCTGCCGCGTTTGGATGGCTCCGCGATAATGATTTCGGAGACATTATTAAAAACACGGTGGCGTGTAATTTCGGTCGTGGCGAAGATGGAGCGGCCTACCGTTTCATGGAAACCGCGCAAAAGCTTGGCTTCCAGCCCGAACAAAAAACGGATGTGCATCCAAGCACGCTGAAAGCGTGGGTTAAAGAGCGCGTTGAGCAGGGGGAAGAATTCCCTATGGAACTGTTCGGCGCATTTGTCGGTCAACGTGCAACAATTAAGCGAGGAAAATAACATGGCTAAAGCAGAAGTAGCTGTGCAAGAAGACAAAGGCATCGTCGCATTTGACGCTTCGATGTTTGAAGAGGATGCCGGTAAGGGTCTTGAAAACATAGGGCAAGAAGATCTTGCATTACCGTTTCTAAAAGTGTTGAGTCGTCAAGACCCAGTGCTTGACGATCTTGAGGACGCGAAGGCTGGTGACATTTTGAACACCGTGACCAACCAAACGTTCAAAGGCAAAGACGGTATCTTGGTCATTCCTTGTGCGTACCAAAGAAGGTTTATCGAATGGGCACCACGCGGTCAGGGACCCGGTGCACCGGTGAATATCTTTACCCCTGATCAAGAACGTCCAGAAACAGAGCGTTCTAAAGACGACAATCGTGACTATGTTGTCGGCGGCAATGGCACTTACATTGAGGAAACGCACCAGCATTTTGTGTTGGTTATCGATGGTGAAATGGTCAGCACTGCACTCATTGCGATGAAATCTACCCAGTTGAAGAAGTCGCGCAAATGGAACTCCATGATCGCCCAACGTACCCTTATGGGCAAAAATGGACCGTTTAATCCCCCACGTTTTAGCCACGTCTACAAGCTCAAGACCGTATCTGAAGAGAACTCGAAAGGTTCTTGGCACGGTTGGGAAATATCCTTGGACGGCATGGTTGATAACGGTGATTTTTACAAGCAAGCCAAAATGTTCAACGAACAAATCATGGCAGGGGATGTGGAAGTTAAACACGCTAACGATGAGGTTGGTGAGGATAACGTTCCATTCTAAGTAACGGGGGGCTTCGGCCCCTCCTTTCTGGGAACAGACTATGTCTGATGCGACTAAGTTTGCGGCTATCTTTGATGGCCTTAAAAGTGCGTATGGCACTTTTAGAATCGACAGTAAAAAAGCGGATGGAAAAAATACTGGCAAAGCAAGCCTGTTACGTAACCCACGGACCACGGAGCTTTGGGAAGGTCATCTTTCTGGCAAAGGCGACAGTATTGGAATAATTCCAATCAACGAAGATAATCAATGCGTTTGGGGTTGCATTGACATTGACCAGTACCCGCTTGATCACAAACGATTGATCGAAAAAATCGATCAAGTTGGGCTTCCTTTGGTGATTTGCCGATCAAAGTCGGGCGGTGCTCATTGTTTTTTATTTGCAAAAAAATGGATCAGCGCAAAGCTGATGCAAGACACATTGCATCACATCGCGGCTGGATTAGGCTTTGGTGGCAGTGAAGTTTTTCCGAAACAAGTTAAGCTTTTTCTTGATCGCGGCGACGTTGGTAATTTTCTCAATTTACCGTACTACGACGCTGACGAGGGACTTCGGTATGCCTTTAACACGGATGGAAGCGCCGCGACACTCGAAGAGTTTTTTGGACTCTATGACAATGCCGCCCAAACAAAAGAACAAATAGAGGCGCTTACACATCAATCGATTGACAATACGCCTATTGTCGATGGACCTCCGTGTTTACAAACCCTTTGCGCCAACAAAATTGGTGAGGGCGGTAGAAACAATGGTTTATTCAATATCGGGGTGTATTTACGCAAGGCCCACCCTGACACGTGGCAGGATGAAATCCTCCATCACAACATGTCGTATGTTGATCCACCGTTACCGCTCAACGAGGTCAACATTGTTGTCAAACAACTTGAGCGAAAAGATTACGCGTTCAAGTGTTCTGACATGCCGATACAACCGTACTGCAACAAAGACGTGTGTGTGACGCGCAAGTATGGTGTAGGCGCGGCAGTCTCTGACATGGCGATTGCCAACCTTCGAAAATACAACTCCGTTCCCCCCGTCTGGTTCCTTGATGTCAATGGTGTGCCTTTGGAGCTAGACACGGACGCACTGTTGAGTCAGATAGCGTTCCAAAAGTCTTGTATCGAACAGTTGAATTTCATGCCCCAGACGCTTCCTAAACGCGGCTGGGAAGGGCGTATCAATCAACTTATGAAAGAGATGTCGGAGACCGATGGTGCCATTATCGAGGTGTCACAGGACGCTTCGGTCACAGGTCAGTTTTACGAGTTTCTTGAAGAGTTCTGCGGCAACAGTCAACGAGCAGAAGACCGTGAAGAAATCCTACTGCGTCGCCCATGGGTAGACGACGAGTCCGATTCCATTTTCTTTAGGCTCAAAGATTTCGATGCGTTCCTGCGTAAAAACAAATTTACTGAGTTTAAATCACACAAGATTGCCCAGCGACTACGCGATATTAACGGCGAGTCCGTAGTGTTGAAAATAAAAGGCAAGCCCGTGCGTGTTTGGCAACTGCCGTTAGACAACCGTCAACACATTGAGACCACTATCGAAGGTGCAAAATTCAATGTGGGTGAGGCACCTTTCTGATGTACCGGATCTTTGGGCCACCCGGAACAGGCAAAACCACGACGTTACTCGACATGGTAGATAGAGCCTTGTCTGACGGTGTGCCTTCAAGTTCCATAGGTTTCTTTGCGTTTACAAAGAAGGCCGCTACAGAGGCCAAGGATCGCGCCTCACGGCGTTTTAACTTGGATCCTGACAAAGACCTACCCTACTTCCGAACGATCCACTCGCTGGCTTACAGACTGCTCTCTGTCAAAGAGCATCAAATGATGGGGGCGGCTCAATATAGAGAGCTATCGGAAGTCATCGGGTTTGAACTTAACGGCACCAATTACACCGATGAGTGGGACACCATTGTCAAAACAAGCGATCACCCAATACTGTCACTTATCAATCTTGCGCGTACCAAGAAAAACCACCTTCGGCAGGAGTACAACAAAAGCAAGATCAACCACACGTGGCTTGAGGTAGATTACGTCGCTAATAGCTATCACAACTACAAGACGGCTAACAATCTGCTTGACTTTACCGATTTACTACAAAAATTTATCGAGGAAGCTGACTTTCTTTTACCCTCGTTCGAGCTTTGCTTTTTGGATGAAGCACAGGATCTCTCACCGTTACAGTGGGATATCGCACACAAACTAGATGCCAAATCAAAAAAGATGTACTGCGCAGGTGACGATGATCAGGCCATCTACGTTTGGGGTGGTGCGGATGTAGATCAATTCATCAATTTGCCCGGCGGTTCTGAAACACTAGAGCAATCACACCGTGTGCCACGTACGGTACATACGCTTGCGGAAAAAGTCGTAAACCGGATAAACCACCGTTTTCCCAAGACCTATCGTCCCCGTGACGAGATGGGTTCCGTACAACGAATCGTTGATGTCAACCAACTGAGCATGGCTCACGGCTCTTGGCTCATCATGGCGCACGCTAACTACATGCTTCACCCAATCGCCAACACGTTAAAAGAGCAGGGGTATTTGTTTACGCGGGGCCACGACCAACGATCCATACCCGAAAAAATGTCGGTTGCGATCAATGCGTGGGAGCAACTACGCAAAGGTAAAGCCGTACAGACAGGGGCTGTCAAAGCCATTTACTCGTTCATGTCAGGTAACAACATCCGCATCAAACGTGGCTTCAAAAAAATAGAAGCTGACGACGATGTGCTTTTGGATCTGAAAACATTGCAAGCACATCACGGACTCTTGGTCGGCGCGGAAATGATTTGGCATGAGGCCATGGATAAAATCCCCGACAAAGACCGTGCCTACATCGTAGCTATGCTTCGACGTGGCGAAAAATTTAACGCTAAACCGCGTATTCGATTGTCCACGATTCACGGGACAAAAGGCGGCGAGGCCGAAAATGTTGTTCTTATGCTTGACCTTACGAATGCGGCGCTTGAGCAATCGGGAGACGAGCTACATAGAACATTCTACGTGGGTATCACCCGCACACTTAAAAACCTCTACATCCTAGAACCCGATGATTATTTAAAGGCTTACGAATTATGACTTCAAACAATCAACCGTTAAAAATTGATAAAGATGTGCCCTTGCCAGAAAAAAGAAACAGCAAGTGTAGAAAAACAAAACATTTACATGATGTTTTAGACGTTATGGAGGTTGGAGATAGTGTTGCGTTCCCCATAGACGGAATAAGAAGGCGTCACAGGCAACCATACTCTAAAGACGGCGAAACCTTATATTACATAGCTATTAGAAGTCGTGGCTTCAAAATGGCTCGAAGGTTGAGCGACGACAGGAAAACAATACGTTTCTGGAGAGTCAAGTAAACCATGGCTGATTTACAAACCATCACTTGTCCGAAGTGCGGTGAAAAGGCAAAAGAAATAATACACGCCGAAAAAAACATCCGACGAGGTTGGTACTGCACAAAGTGTCAGCACTTTGAAAAAGCGCTTTTTCGAGAAAGAAAGGTAGTGTGATGGCTGGAAAATTACAGATGGCAATGTTTCCACCCAAGACAGACTGGGTGCCGATCGCAGAGTTCCCTGACATCACCGATGCCAAAGAAATCGCCATCGATGTAGAGACACGCGACCCTTACCTCAAAGAGGCGGGGCCGGGCTGGCCGACACAAAAAGGTGAGGTCGTAGGCTACGCTATTGCTATTGCTGGTTGGTCTACTTATATCCCGATAGGACACGCAGGCGGCGGAAACCTCGATGCACGGATCACGGCCCGCTGGCTCAAAAAAGTATTCGAGTGCCCCGCTGACAAGATCATGCACAACGCCCAGTACGACCTTGGGTGGATTCGTGCCATGGGCTTTACCGTCAACGGCAAGATCATCGATACCATGATGACCGCCAGCTTGATCGACGAGAACCGTTTTAGCTACAGCCTGAACGCGCTGGCTTACGATTACCTTGGCAAAACCAAATCTGAAAAAACCCTAACCGAAGCCGCACGTAGCTTTGGCGTAGACCCCAAGTCAGAAATGTGGCGTCTGCCGGCAATGTATGTCGGCCCCTACGCAGAGGTCGATGCAGAGCTTACTCTTGAACTTTGGGATCATTTCAAAACCATCCTCAACCGTGAAGATCTGTGGACCATTTGGGAGCTTGAGACCGGACTCTTACCCTGCTTAGTCGAGATGACCATGCGCGGCATCCGCGTCGATGCTGACAAGGCAGAGCGCACCAAACAGTCCCTTATGCGGCGAGAAGCACACCTGCATAAACGTATCAAAGAAGTCGTAGGCAAAGACGTTGAGATTTGGGCGGCACAGTCCATCGCCCAAGCTTTTGACAAACTGTCCATACCCTACCCCAAAACAGAAAAAGGCACGCCTAGCTTTACAAAAACATTCTTGCTTGAGCACAACAGCGAGTTAGCCAGCCTGATCGTGCAATGCCGCAACGTCAATAAAACCCACGGTAGCTTTATCGACGGCGTTATGAAATACGTCCATAACGGTCGTGTGCACAGCCACGTAAACCAGCTACGGTCGGACGATGGCGGCACTGTCAGTGGCCGCATGAGCTACAACTCCCCCAACCTCCAACAGATCCCTGCTCGCGATCCAGAGCTTGGGCCGCTTATCCGTTCTTTATTTATACCGGAAGAGGGACAGCAGTGGGCGGCTATTGATTTTTCGCAACAAGAACCACGGATCTTGGTCCACTACGCCAAAGCATTTGGCGAATCACGCAACGCACCGCTGGCGGGCGTCGATGAAATCGTCACTGCTTACCTTACCAATATGGACACCGACTTTCATACCATGGTCGCAGAGATGGCAAACATCCCACGCAAACAAGCCAAAACCATCAATCTGGGTATGATGTATGGCATGGGTGTCAATAAATTAAGCGACCAACTGGACTTATCCATCGATGAAGCGAAAGCCTTGACCCAGCAATACCACGACAAAGTGCCTTTTGTAAAAGCCCTGATGCGGGGCGTCCAACAACGGCTCGAAGACCCACGATCCTCCGGCTCCATCCGTTCGCTTAAAGGCCGTAAATGCCGGTTCGATCTCTGGGAACCCGATACCTTTGCCATGCACAAAGCCCTGCCCCGCGAAGAAGCTATCGCCACTCACGGGCCAACGACACGCCTAAAACGTGCCTATACCTACAAAGCACTCAACCGTCTTATCCAAGCGTCCGCCGCCGATATGACCAAGCAAGCGATGCTCGACTGCTATAACGCGGGCCACGTGCCCATGCTACAAGTCCACGATGAACTAGCCTTCAGCGTTGAAAGCACAGAGCAAGCGCGTAAACTATCTAGCATGATGGAAAACGCCATACCCATTGAAGTGCCCAACCGATGCGACATAGAAATCGGTCCATCATGGGGCGAGTGCGAGGACATAACATGAAATGTTGGACCTGCAAAGACATGACACTTGTCTGGGGCGGTGACGAGGACAGTATCAACGAAGACGGTGAGCTAGAAGTCATTACCAACTTGTACTGTCCCGCATGCGATGCGATAGTCTTTTTTCATCACGGCCCACGATTCAAAAACATGCCCGACTGGGCAAAAGATTTGCTTAGAAATGAGCCAGAGGTGCATTAGATCTTGTATTATCTAACATAATCGTATAGATTTACTCATAGGACAGGGGAGACCCAACATCGCTGGCATAAGACACCAGTGTCCGAAAACGTCTAGGACAGGGGCTTACTTCCACCCAAAATGCTGGCATAAGACACCAGTGTCCGAAAAGTCTAGGACGGGGAGGTGGCTCCTCGTAACTTGGTCAGAGGCACCAAGGTCTGAAACGCCTCACCTTTTTTATTGGAGAGATTGTATGGATACCACTAAATGGAAATCAGTTTTAATGCCTCGCGATATCTACGAGGAAGTTGTGGTGATTGCACGGGTTGAAGGCCGCACGATTAGCGGACAGCTACGCTACATTACTGAGGCGTGGAAGCAGGACAACCTGACAAAGAATGATCAGGCTTTTATCAAAGATGAAGTCGCTAAATATTACAGTGAAAAAGAGGGCGGAAAAGCACTGACCTCCAAAAGTTTTTCAATATGACGGACATCAAAACCGTTTTTTATGACGCGATACAAAAAGTAAAGGCCGACTATGAAAAAGGCATCGTTAAGCAAGCAGATATTGAAAGGCTTAAAATTTGGGGAGAGTTTGCCAAAACCAAAGTTGAAGCCGAACGAGAGCTTAACGCCAGAGCCATCGACACCTGTGATTCAATCAACGATAGAAGACATACAGATAGCGATTGAAGCGGCAGATACCATGGCCCACCGAACCGGCAAAACTGTGGTAATTCAAGAAGACTTGAGTATTGTTTGTAAAAAAGACGCAACTAAACGTATACTCGAGACAGTGCGTTCCTTTTAGGGTTCTTATAGTGTGGTTTTCCAAAGTGGCCTTTTACATTTGAACCCAGCCCCGTCCGACTCCTACGGGGCTTTTTTTTGCCTGCCCCAACCATAGTGTCAACTTTACTTTACACAAAAAGTGTCAAATAAAAAGTTTGTCCATGTTTTGTCTAACTTTTCTATATTTTTTTATTGACCTGTATGCGACCGTATGCGATACTATAAAAGTCGAAAGGGAGTCTTTCGACCGCTAACCCCCAGCGGGTAGCGATCTTTAACAAAACACTTTGGGAGGTGACTTATGTCACTTGAAGACAAGACCTTCGCTCAGAAGGCCGTCGAAAAAACCTTAATGCTCGAACGCCACGACTCGTTCGGTTTAATCCTAGCCAAGAACCCTAGCGGGCCTCCTTCGCTAGTTGTCGGGGTCGTTAAAGAGGGCGGGACTATTGTGCCTTTGGCTAAACTGCTGTCCAAACGAGAAATCGATAGCATGGACCCTCTGTTCGATAGCAGAGAATGGTGGGACGAGGTGATGAGCAAAGCCCGAACGGACATTCCTTGGAGTGCTCCTGACGACTTTCTCAAAATCGGTCAACTGGATTACTTATCTAGGGACGAAGTTCCATTCGACTGACCTTTTGACGAATACATCAACCGCCCCCGAAAGGGGGCTTTTTTGGAGAGCACTATGTTCACCGTAAAACCTCGAACCACTCACCGAACAACCGGTGAGCTTTTTAAAAGTGCCGATCTGCTTGAGAGCAAGTTGGTGCTGGACAACTACCGCTCCTCTAACTGGAACCTTCAGTGGGGGTCAAAAGAAGAAGGCGAACGAATCGCTTTCGGTAACCATCGGGGCGCTTTGCAACTTAGCCCTGACTACTTTCAAATCGTCAAAAAGGAGAACGAAAATGCCTAACCATTGCTATCAAACCGTAGATTTAAAAGGTGACGCCATGCTCGTCACCGAACTTTACACGGCCTTAACGGAGCAAGATAGGTTCTGTGATTTTATTTTGCCCATGCCCATCGAAATGCGAGAAGGCGATAAGTGGTATGACTGGCGCAGAGAACATTGGGGAACTAAATGGGATTTGTGTCGGGTTGAAATTATCGAAACAGATGGCATCAACAAAGACTATCGCCTTAACAAAAGAAATCGCTTGGCTGGGTTTAGTTTCAAATGTTGGACTGCTTGGCGTGAACCTCTGCCCGTGTGGGAAAAGCTTACGGAGATGGACATCTGTGTAACGGCCTACTATTTGGATGAAGGTGGGTGGTTCTGCGGCATCTACGAAGATGGTGAGGTGACAGAAGATCGAAGCCTCGACGGTGAGCTAGGTCAAATCGTTATCAAGAACGTTGGCTATGAAATGGAGGAAGCGTCATGAGTGAACCACGGCACGCGGCTATTTATAGGGATTGTGAAAACGATAAATGGTTTTTAGAGATAGTTCCTTACGACGTGATGGAAGAAGAAGACGCTTATTCACATAATTCAGAGCAGTTTGGCTTTTTTGATACACCTGAAGAAGCTGAACAGTACGCAGAAAACAACTTTCAAAACACTGGATTTGGCATACCTGTTTTAGGTCAATTGGAGTTTGTTATTGCTAGGCCAACCTTGCACCTTGTAAACAAGGCCTTGTAATTAATCCCCTATATAGTGTTTTTTCTGAGAGATTGTTTTTATTTTGAAAAAATTAAAAATAGGCGTAACTGGCGTAACCGTGTAACCTTGCCTCGAAAGCCGCATAAACACTGGGGTTTGAGAGTTACAGCAAGGTTACGTGGTTACAATATTGTATTTAGAGATTTGTTAATTCGCGATTTAGCATATAGGGGCCAGAGATTTTTTTTTTGAAAAAAAATAAATTCTCAGAAAAACTCTATATAGGGGGTTTTCTTTTGAGTTTGACTTATGGAAAATACCTCGCATACCAACGGAGGTAGTATGCCCGCAAGAAAAGAACGCTACGCTAAAGTACTGACAACCAAAGGGCGTGGCGCAGTCATCCCCGAAGAAAAAAGACCTCGCGTCCGAAAAGGGCCTAGCCCCGATAAAAGACTGACGCGTAAACAAGAACTGTTTGTTCGAGAGCTAGTGGCTAAGGATGGACAGATCACGATGCGTGAGGCGGCAATCAATGCAGGTTACCCACCTAAATCTGCACACGTCCGTGCGTCGGAACTAACTAACCCACGTTTGAATCCGCATGTATGTCGAGCTATTCGAGAGTATCGTCAAGAGCTTGATCAGAAATATGGTGTGGAATACCAACGTCACCTGCGAGATCTTCAGCGTATCCGTGACACAGCTTTGGAGGCAGGGGCTTACTCTGCCGCTGTGCAAGCGGAGTATCGGCGTGGTCAAGCGCAAGGTGACATCTATGTGAGTAAGAGTGAGATAAGAACAGGGTCGATTGATCAGATGTCTAAGGAAGAGGTCATGAAGGCACTGGAGGAAATCAAGCAGACGTATCAACCTTTGACTCACGATGTTGATTTATCTCAAGGTAATAAAAGATCAAAAGCGAAAGAACGCATTATGTTTGGGGAAGATGAGGTTAGAGATGTTTCTGATTAATTTTTTAGGCAAGCTATGGTTTGGACCAGAAACTTGGAATCGAATGCAGGAGATGCAAAACGCGCCAAAGGTACGAATCAATCGTCAATACCAAAGCCGGTATGGGGAAATAAGCCATGGACGATCTACTGGACGTTCCGAAGAAAACAAGGAAGCCTAGAGAATCCAGTTTTTGGCAACAAATGAAACAGGCCATGAAACAGCATGAGCCAAAATGGTCTGCCACACGTTTAGAATCTAGAGTCACGCACGGTGTTCCCGATGTTCTTTTGTTAGATCATCTTGGGCACTGGCATTTAGTTGAGCTTAAAACGACTGAGCGAAACAAGGTCGATATATCCCCACATCAAGTAGCGTTTGCCAGTAAACATTCCAGAGGCAGTTGTTGGATAGCCGTCAAGCTTAAAACAGGTAGCGCATCTGAAATCTTGCTGTATCGAGGAAAGTCCGCAATGGACCTTCGAATGGATGGGCTTGCAACTAAACCGGAGCTTAAATTGACGGCACCTATAGACTGGTCTCTCTTCTTTCAAACCATTGCAAATCCATAAGCTTTGACCTACACTCTTGTATGGGACAAATCCCATATTTAAAAAGGAGCGAAGCCATGAAGACTAAACAGGATCTGGTATTGGAGCGGTACGGCAATCAAACGGTGGACTATGCACTGCCGTTGCAATGGGTACAGGAGTGTAATGAGCGAGGGTTTGATGTAGTATCCCATTTCGTGTGGCTATATGACACGACTTTTGGTAGGCCAGCGTCACTTACACCTGAGGGAGACGCCATGCTGTCTCGTATGGCGCACTAATGGATACGGATAAGCTACTGGCAATCGCAAACCAATTGAGCAATGAAGAAATCTGTACGTTAATTGACATGGTTTCAAACCGGTTAACAGTTTTGTATGGCTGTCTTAATAACCATGTCATCAGTTCTGAGGTTGAGTTTGCGTGTATGAACGGACCTTACATCCAGATCAATTGCACAACAGCAAATTTAGATGATCTAAGTCAGGATGATTTTATTAGGTCCGCTTTAGAATCAAACCCGCCACCTGAGCAAGAAACTCACTAACCCGCTTCGGCGGGTTTTTTATGCCTGTTGAAATTTTAAAAAGTAGTTGATCCATCCCCCGTTGTATGCGACTATCTGGGATGTCGCGATGTGCGGCGCAACTTTGGGAAAATACTATGGCAGAAATTAACTACGTGGAGTTCCACAACTTTGAAGTGGATTGCAGTGAGATTAGAGGCGATGAAAGCGAGATCCTCGAGATCATGCAGAATAGCGATGTATCCATTCAAAACCTTTGTGAATCTAAGTTCGGATACAACCTTGATGATGTTGAAGAGCGCGATGAACTTATTCGTTATCTTAACGAAGTGTCGGGTAATTCGGCGGATTTTGATGTAGAGCGGTTGAAAGGCTGGCTCGATTACGAGTGTAATGATTTCGAAATCTTACTCGAATTACTGTCCCTCGTTACTGCAAACTTATTTCGCGTTGCTACTTCAAACGACTAATTTTAAGAGGAAAGCAAAATGCACACTATTGAAAATGGGACAAACACCCTTCAAAACCTTCTTTTGAAAGTTCAGGATCAAGCCGCACGGGCGCAGGATTTTCTTGCGCCCACCAATCAACTCCAATTGATGACCGGAGATCGCGGTAATGGTACGAACGTCTCGCAAGTGGTTATTGAGCAGTCGGGCGGAATGCCTACACAAATTTTGTCCGCTAATGAGGTCGCCTTTGATCAGATAGCCCAGCGGGCCAGCATTGATGTCCGCACCGCTCGACGGTTGCAACAGGATTACGCGGGTGAATTTGACGCGCTCATTAATGCCATTTGGCAAAAAGAGCCTGCTGTGCGAATGCTCCGCACCTTCAACACCGGCGACAATGTCGGCATCGCCCGTGCATTTGTATCGGATAAATTCAAAACTTTTGACAATGTGCACCTGTTGCAATCCGCATTGCCTCAGCTAATGGATTCTGAAGCCCAGTGGAAAGTGGTCAACGGTGAAGTGACAGATAAGCGCTTGTACCTTCGCTTGAAGTCTGAAACCCAGACCGGTGAAGGTGCCGCAGTTGGTGACGTTATGGCTAACGGTATCGGCCTTAGCAATTCGGAGACCGGTTGCGGGAGTGTCAACGTCTATCAGATGTTTTGGACGCTGGCGTGCCTTAATGGCATGCAGACTGAAAAGCGCACTCGCAAGTCGCACATTACTGGCGCACGGGGTGATGCTGACACGTGGGGACTGTTGACCGATGAAGCAAAAGACGCGGACAACCATGCACTGGCGTTGCAGTTGCGGGATGTGACTGCGGCATACGCTAGTCGCGAATCGTTCGATGAAGTACTCGAAAAAATGAAGGCCGCGCATTCGGACACTATTTCGGGTTCCGTGAACGCGGCAGTGGAATCGCTGGGCAAGGTTTTGACATTGTCCAAAAAAGACACGGCGAGCGTTCTCGACGGCTTACTCGCTACTGTTGGGCAGTCCGGTTTTGTCGGTCAGCCGGTCACTCGTGCCACTATGGTCAATGCTGTAACAGCGGTCGCGCACGAAGCGGACGCGGACAGCGTGGACGATTGGCAGAGACTAGGCGGGCGCGTTTTAGATTTGCCTCGCTCCGATTGGCAACGCGTCGCAATGGCGGCATAACAGAACACCCCCAAAGTGTAACCCCGCTCCGGCGGGGTTTTTTTTGTCCGCAATATACGATAATCTGCGATTGCAATTACTTTGTTAAGAGAGGAGCTACCAAAATGAAGGTGTTTATCGAGCTAGAATTTGAAACGCAAGACGTTACAGACGCTGACGTAATCAATTACTTATTAGAGTTAATTGAAAACGACTGCCTCGATTATGAGGTAAAGCGTGAAAGTTATCGTGAAGTTTAAGAGGGTTTTATAATGTTTTTTCAGTTTATTAAAAAAAGCAGTAACGCAAAAACCGGCGCGATACCGGTGACCAATAGTTCACGGGATACTTGCCCGCCTTCCTGCCCGCTGAAAGGGGACGCCGGTTGTTATGATGAGGCGCTATTCTGGACCCGTCTCAATTGGGATAAAGTCGACAGCGGCGAGCGCGGTGGGTCATGGTCTGACTTATTAGACCAGATCCGAGCATTGCCCGATGGTCAACTATGGCGGCATAACGTCGCAGGGGATTTACCATCATCGAGTGATAATCAGATTCACGTTTCGAAATTGCTTCAATTAATCGAAGCGAATAGCGGGCGCAAGGGTTTCACTTATACGCATTACCCTATGTCACTCATTAATGAGGGTCTGGTGAATATGGCTAATCGAGGCGGGTTCACTATTAACGTAAGTGCGGACACTGAAAAGCAAGCGGTTAATCTTTACCGGCGAAAGTTTCCGACGGTAGCACTTGTGGCCGCAAACAAGCGCGGCGCGGACTGGCGCAAATTCAAGCGTGACGGTGTGCAGTTTGTGCGATGCCCTGCTGAGTATCTTGAGACAGACTGCAAAGCGTGCCAGTTGTGTCATCGATCGGATCGGCAGTGCGTCGTCGGATTTACACCGCACGGGTCCAATAAAAATAGCGCCGAAATCATTGCCTCCGATTAGGGGGCTTTTTTTTTCATCGCATATATGCGATAAAGGGCTGGCGGTAATGTTGCCGCGACACTTTGGGAATTAAAAAATGAGAGAATTACTTTACCGATTAGAAGCAGACCCGCAGGGTCATTACATTAGCACTGGCCATTATGGTGGCGTGGATGAAACGGAAGAGCATTGCAAGGAATGGGCGGGATACATTCCCCACATTTTCGCGGAAGCGGTAATGATATCGGATGAGCGCGGCGAGGTGACACTTGATACAGTCTTT